AGCATCATTTTCAGCTTTCGCATCAGCTAACTCCTTCGTGTATTTTGCATCGAGCGCAGCAACATCACGCTGACGCATCTGCATGTCAGTAATTGTCGAGTTCGCCAGCTTCAGTTCTCTGGCATTTTTGTCGCGCTGGGCTTTGTAGGTAATGGCGTTATCGCGGTAATGATTAACAGCCCATGACAAGCAAACGATGATGCAGATAACCAGAGCGGAAATAATCGCGGTTACTCTGCTCATACCTCAATCTCTCTGACCGTTCCGCCTGCTTCTTTGAATTTTGCAATCAGGCTGTCAGCCTTATGCTCGAACTGACCATAACCAGCGCCCGGCAGTGAAGCCCAGATATTGCTGCAACGGTCAATTGCCTGACGAATATCACCGCGATCAATCATCGGTAAAGCGCCACGCTCCTTAATCTGCTGCAATGCCACAGCATCCTGGCTTTTCGGAGAGAAGTCTTTCAGAGCAAGCTGCTTACGGTAAGCATCCCACCAGCGTGAAAGAAGCTGATAACGTCCGGCGGCTGTTGATTTGAGTTTGGGGTTTAGCGTGACAAGTTTGCGAGGGTGATCGGAGTAATCAGTGAAGAGTTCACCACCGACAATAACGTCATAACCGTGGTTACGTGTCGGTTGTCGTCCGTTATCCGTTCCTTCTGACCAAGCCACCATATCAAGGAAAGCTTTACGCTGGGAATTTAGTACCTGCATAAATTACTCCTTAGAGCCACCAAATTTGTTACCGATTACTCGCATTGCAGCCCCACGAATAGCATCGACACCGATCAGCCCCACCCCACCACCAATGGCAACAGAAAGTGATTTAGGCCATCCGACATACTCAAGAGCGGATGCAAAGGTCAGCGTCAGAGCGCCACATAGCAAAATCTCGAGCGTTTTTCGCTTCCAGCCACCACCACCGCCAAAATAGGCGATGCGCAAACCAGCCATAACGATCGACATAATCACTGCACCCAGCGGTGTGTCTCCACGCCACCAGCTCTGGACCAAGTCCAGCCAGGTATTTGGGTTATGAGGCATTTCGTCATCTCTCACCTCGCGATATTTGCGGGTGCTGTGTTGGAAATAAAAAGGCCACGCAACGTGGCCACCAGAATTATTTCCCCACCAGTTCACTTACCTCTTTCACCGTCTGATTAAACCGCTCTGACTCAAGTTCAACACCTAACGCCCGACGCCCCAGCGCCATTGCTGCTTTTATTGTGGAACCGGATCCCATAAAGAAATCAGCAACCAGATCACCAGGTCGACTACTGGCATTGATTATTTGCCGGAGCATATCCGCCGGTTTCTCGCACGGATGTTTACCCGGGTAGAACTGAACGGGCTTATGCGTCCAGACATCGGTATAAGGCACGGAGACTGATACGGAGAAATAGCGCCGGAGAGATTTAAACTCATCCAGCAATTCAGAATATTTGCGATTCAGTGAATCATAAGATGCCACCAGCTGGTGGTGTGGTTGTTCCAGTTGTTGTTCCTGAAACTTCTCTGCCGCTATACGGGAAAACAGTGCCTGTAACTTCCGATAGTCAGCCTCATTCGGCAACTGCCACTGACTGGCACCAAACCAGTGGGAAACCATATTTTTCTTACCTGTGGCTTCGGCAATTTGTTTTGCCGTTATACCCAGTTCGGCACGAGCATCCCTGAAATACGAAATCAGCGGTGCCATTATGTGCTGTTTGAGTTCCCTTTCTTTTGCCGCATAGCCGTCACTTTTGCCGCGATATGGCCCCTGGTAATGTTCAGCAAACAGAACGCGCTCTGTGGCAGGAAAATATGCACGCAGACTTTCTTTATTACACCCATTCCAACGTCCGGACGGCTTCGCCCAGATGATATGGTTAAGCACGTTGAAACGTTCACGCATCATGATCTCAATATCAGATGCCAGGCGATGCCCACAGAACAGGTAAAGGCTTCCGGCAGGTTTTAACACCCGCCAGAACTGGGCCAGACAGTGGTCCAGCCACTTAAGGTAATCTTCGTCCCCTTTCCACTGATTGTCCCAGCCGTTGGGTTTCACCTTGAAGTACGGCGGATCGGTAACAATCAGGTCAATGGAATCATCAGGCAGGGACTGAATAAAATGCAGGCAATCAGCGTTGATTAAATCAACACTGTTTATTTTTACAGTATTTTTCATGGATCAGTAAGCGTAACTCTGGTAGGCTCACTCTGCTTTTGCGCTAAAGCAGTGGGCCGTGGTTCGCTTGTGACCAGTAAGCATGAGCGAATGGCTGGCAGGTGCTACCAACACCCACCAGCCGCCCATTTTCACAGCAGGAAACCGCCATTACTGGCAGCGTCTGAATTTATTCCCGTACCCGCCGTTATCCTTCGCCAGACCCGCCAGAACTAACTGAGTCAGTATTAACTGGCACCGGGCTTCGCTTACTCCGGTAGTTCTCGTCATCATGCGTGGCGTTACCCACTTGTCAGCAGGTAAGAAATGAAGGACTGCGGCGGCGGTTTCTGTCATATCTTGCTGTTTTAGCATGTCTTTTTCCCTTCTGGTTAACATGACATACCAATAACTCTTGTCTAAAAAGCCAGCAAGATAAAAAGTCAGTATTCACGACCACCAGCGTGTTTACTGTACTGCACCAAGTTTACAGGTACAAAAAAACCGCTCAGCGGCGGGTTTAAGTTGTGTGGCGAAGTAACCACTCTTAACACGATACAATAGTTTTTGCGTACGCGTTAGTGGTTATGTAAACTTTCTCCATATAAAAACAGCAAAGAAGCGGATATTTTGAAATGGCTACACTGGACGCATTCAGTAGAGTAATAACTCATCATACTATTACGATCGATACACAATACCGTACACAGAAAATTGATGATAGCATCAGATCGAACTGTGTTTGCCCGGTACCAACAATGCGTGAACTTGCTTCTAAAATAGTACGTTGTAAAGCAATGATGCACAGTTATGAAAAAGGAGACTTAGTTTTAACTTTGCAAGATGTAATCTTCTTATCAAACAGAGCCGATAAAAAACCCAGCCATCTTGGTCTTTTAATTAATGCTGTAGATAAAAATGGAAGCACTACTGTGTTAAAAAACATTAATACAGATGTTCGTACCGAAATATCACCAAAACATGAGGAAGGTGAAGGTTACGAAGTTTCTTCTCATATGATTATTTCTCTAGACGGAAATATGCGAACCTATGACATGAGTTTTATGCCAATACCAGGAGTTTCCACAGCAAAAATAAATGGTTTCCTGAATAAAGTTCTCTTTAACGTAGCCAAAGATAATGAAGATATCTTTTCATGTAACACTTTAACAAATGAAGTATCAAGTTTAACAAAGAAAAAAATAAAAGTATTATACAAGCCAGTCTTTGATATATCTGGAAAGTTAGATGAAGATTTGTTCAATAAAATAAATAAAGAAGGACTTTCTGATGTCGTTTTGGTAAAGAATGAATACAGAACTATTAATGCGCCAGATGTTAACGCGGCTATTATTCCTAAAGAAAGTACTTTACGCTTAGTACCAAACCATGGCCCCAACAATGTCCTTGGATGGATAAAATCTGTCTCAAACTTCTTTAAAGAAGATAAAAATGGAGGTTATGACTTAATAAAAATAAAATTCAAAGAGCCAGAGACAGGATTCACAAGACAAGTTGACCTTCAAACTTCAAATGTAAGGCTCGATGGGCTGGAAAAAACATTTATCAAAAAGAGTGTAATAAATGGTTTTTCTTCGCGCTTAAAGGATTCTTATGATAGTATTAACATGGAGTTTGTGAATAAGATTATCGAGGTCATGTGAGGCTAATATGATTAGTATATTTTCACATTTATTTAGACCGTTTGGTTACCTTTTCATTAAGGGAATTAGTGGTAAGTGCGCATACGATTTTTATGCACCTGCCGGGCTTGCTGTGATTTCTTTTTTTTACTTTTATTTATTTAAAATACCCACATCAGACCTACTAAAAGATGGCGGCTTTATTAAGTCTATATCTGGATTTGTATCAAATCTGCCAGGTTTTTATATAGCAGCTCTTGCAGCAATAGCCACTTTCAACAGAGAACAAATTGACTACCCTCTGATAGGAACTAATGGCACGCCTTTTATTAAAATTACACGAACAAAAGAAAATGGTAGAATTGTTGACACTCAAGAGAAACTTACCAGAAGATTATTTCTGTGCATGTTATTTTCATTTTTAACTGCCCTCAGCATATGCATAGTGATTTTCAACGCTTTTATCACACCACTAATAAACATACTGAATAATGATATAGCAAACTGGTGCTATATCATTATCTTTTTATTCCTTACATGGCAAATGCTTGTTTCAACATTTTTTGGACTATACTATCTTGGTGATAGGATTCACATTAATTAACTACCATAATGGGGTTTATAGTTATTATTACACCGCTGATAAACCCCATGGCAGTCTGCAATTCCTTCCTAATTGTGCCATCTGAACATCTTCTCTTCTTGGCAATAGTGCGTAATGAGATACCAATAACAAAGTGAGCTATGATCAGCTCATATTCCTCTGGTTTATACTTTCGCAACCGAGCCACACAACCGTCTATCATGATGCCTTCATCATCATCACACTGGAGACGTGACTTTTTACCGTGTGGTAAAAGTCCCTTGAAACCAGCCGCTATCGGCTGCCAGTCCACACCACTATTTTCTGCTGCAGCCCATGCTCCCCAGCGGTCCAATACTTCATACATATCACGCATCAACTTTCTCCACAAAATCAGGCCAGCACGCCAATTGCCAGCGCACGATCGATAAAACGAAATATCAGCTCCAGCTGGGAGCCATACTTCTCTTCAAATGCCACGGTATCCGCATGCAGCTCGTCGTGATGCTTTCTGCACAAAGGCAACACAAAAAGGTCATGCGCTTTTGTTCCCATTCCACCCTGACCGTGACCTATCAGGTGGTGGGGATCATCAGCGGGCTTTCCACAACATGCACACGGCTGTGTCTTAACCCAGCGCGTGTACTTTTCATTAACCCAGCGGCGACGTTTTGGGCGTAACATAAAAGACTCCGGCGACTCCGGATCCACTTTCAGCGCCAGCACCTTTTTCGCTTTATCCTGGATGATACTGGTGGCAGGAACCGAAGGCACAAGGTCACTTTCCCGGGTGACAGACGGCACAACAGGCTTCGGTAATCTCAGTGCCTTACGGGCTGCACTTTCCGGTAAGGCATCCGCCAGGTCATTACGAACCAGCCACCAGCACAGTTCCGGCATTGTCACAACGTGACTGTCATCAAAACCGAGATCCCGACGCACGACAGACAACACCCAGCGGGCACAGTTATCCGTTGCCATTGATTCCAGCCGTTCCGTGAATTGATCGCGCAGCTGGTTATCGCAGTGCCAGCACAGACGGATTGCGCCCGGAGCATGTCGCATTGTGGTCATGTTCTCGCTGTGCCAGTCGGAATGAGGCCACTGACAGCCTTTTTCACGAAGTAACCAGCTTTCAAGACATTCCACGCCACCAGCACGACGGATCACTGCCTCATTACGGAACACGGCCCGAACGGCAGGATCATCCGCCAGTGGTTGTGATGCCGCCGGAACGGCACCACTGGCAAAAGATGAATAACGTTCCGGCTCAGGCTCCAGCAGGACACGCCCCTGCATAAACAGGGGCATCAGCTCTGAACCAGGCCTGAACAATACGATCCCCATACGCGGGGCAATTTCAGGGGTCAGTAGTGCTCTCACGATCACCTCAATGAACGGTATCGAGCAGCTTTAACAGCTCAGGGAATCGGGATTCGAAGAAATGCGGCTGCGTCTCGCGCGGATTTGCAGGACTGGTGATGTTCTTGCCGAACATGCAGCCTTTCGCCGTCAGCGACCAGAATTTTTTGATGTTGTTAATCGCGGTACGGCTGTATCGTTCGCGTTGTTCAACGATCCCCAGCTTCACCATCTGGTGATATGCCTGATTAGCCGTCAGGCGGATACCATACTGTTTCAGCAGTGCACTCAGTGACAGCGTGGGACGGCTTGAGCCATCAGTCGCGTCAGCAGGAGCATCAATGGCATAGCGCGGTGCCAGATTCGGTAAGCCAACAGCCTCCTGGAGTTTCTGACAGGCACCAAGCACTGAAGAGTTAGACAGGTTTAATTCCCGGCGCATAAAGTCCAGCAGAATCACGCCAGCCTGCATCTTGTCAGCAGCCTGTCCGGATAACTTTTCCGGCGCGCTGGTTACCATATCGAAAGTACGGATCACCTTCAGATGGAATGACGGGCTGATCCACATTGCATAGGCATACACCAGTTCCTTACAGACATACGTTCCCCGTTCATTTCCCCCATGAATCACACTCACCGGGTCAACACCCAAATTCTGGGTGTTGATTAATTCATGAACAAGATCAACAGTTTGTTGGCTGGAAAGAAACTTTCCTGGCTCCTTGGTTCTGGCATTTGCACCAGATGCTACTGCTGCGCGATGCAGATCGTTCAGGCTGTAACGCTCATAAGCATCACGACGAACTTCAATACCATCAATGACCATCAGATTATTCATACTTCGTTTCTCCTCTTAATCAGGCAGCTGCACCCGCCGTTTTCTCGTACTTACTGATAGTGATCTCGACCTTCCCTTCCGGGATAACCGGTCCCCACTCCACCAGCATTCTTTTCACCTGACTGTCGTCTTCCCACACCCCCGCGTGGGTCAGGGCGTCAAACAGCGCCTTGTTATAGTTGTCCAGATCGCGGATCCTGTTATCCGGAGGAAACAACACGATCTCCACTGAAGCAGGTGCCGACGTTGGTTTCGGCAGACGACGTAACTGCTCAACTATTGCTGCGCACGCCGCGCTCTGGAATTTTCGCCCCGCCGCGCTTATCAGGCTCTTACCAGCAAACGCCCCTTTGTTGGGGTGTCGCCAGTACGTGTTCACGCTGGGCGGAAAAGGCAGGATCAGCTTCATACTTTCAGGCCCCTCTCATGTAACCAGTGGGTTGCACGCAGCCTTGCGTTTTCCTCACCGGCAAGCAGTGAGCGGATAATCCCGACCGCCTCGCTGTCGTCGTCCTTCACCGCGGTATGAAGCGTGATGCCCCGGGCCACGCCACGCTTTATCGTGATGACGCCTTTTTTCTCCAGTGCGCGAAGATGCTCCACCGCTGCATTCACTGAACGGTATCCCAGCATGGTTGCCACCTCCTGATTGGTTGGCGGGAAGCCACGTTCTTTCTGATAAGAAATCAGCATATCCAGCACCTGCTGCTGGCATTGAGTTAACGTCGTCATGCCGCCATCTCCCTGACCAGTTTTTCTGCCTGCTGGCGAACCTGCGCCAGAAAGGCCTCACCACATGCCTCAAGTTCATAGCGCCCGATGTAGCTGATTGCCGGTCCCTTCCAGGTCTTGTCGAAAACAGCAATAGCACCAGCGAAGAAAGCGCCTGTCGGCACCTGCTTCTCATCCTTCGGGATAAACCAGGCAGGCAGTTCAAAACCAATACGCCCGCGAATAAAAGCAATATGATCTGCATCTTCCGGCCACCACACTTCGCTGGTGGCAGCTTTGATCAGGAAAACATAGCGCCCGCCTTTATCACGCATGGCACTGGCATGCTTCATGATGTAACGCATGCCGGTGATGTATTGCCCCTCATGCTGACTGGCGCGGCTGTATGGGGGATTACCAAAGGCAGCACCTTTAAGCTCCGCAAGGCGTTCTGACCAGTCATGCGCCAGCGCGTTGTCTTCCGCCGTGTAATACGCAGCACATTTGGCGTTATCACCGTCAGTAAACAGATCCAGAACAAACGGGCCAAACAGAGTGTTAATTCCCCAGAAAATGTTGTCCGGCGTGCGCCACTGATCGCCCACTTCCTTCAGTTCATGGGCTGGTTTGTTCCGCAGTTCCGCCAGCGCCTGGCAATATTTATTACTCATTAAGCCCCCACGTAATTCCCTGAGAGATACCACTCTTCACCTGATGCAGCCCGCTTACTGCTTTTCCGTAAACACCGTTCACGACGCGCCAGAAAATTGTTTCGTTCTGGCTGGGAGTGGCTTTCACGGAATGCCGCCATCCACACCGTTGCAGCACGACGGTATAAGCCCCTGGACTCCAGTTCTTCCGCCTGGCGGGTCAGGCACAAAATCACCCGCGGGTCGTTAGTGCCGACATAGAAATTGCGCACAGGTCTGGTTTCACGAACTGGTTGTGGTTCCGGATCCTGCGCTCTCTCAGTCAGGCGCGGGAAATGTCTGTGTGTATCTCCTTCACAACGGTGAGCCACACGCCCACTCTGACGTAACTTGCTTGCTGACTGCAGAACGCGCTGCCGTGAGTAACCTGCAAAAGCATCCGCAATGTCTCCGGAAGTACAGCCCGGATGGGCTTCAATGAATTTCTGAACGTCATTCAAAAGACTCATGATCACCCCCTGAATCCTGCCGGGATCTGGCTGTAGTCCACGTTGTCGTAACTGGCTTTGAAGTACGGGTCTTCACGTTTTTCTGTGTGCGTGCTGACGGACGGCGATAAGCGCAGGGAAAGCTCATCCCATTTTTCCCGCAACTTCGACGGGCTGAGCACGTTACGGCACCAGAACGGATCGCGGCTGACGCGGCTGTACATCTCGCAGATTTGTTTGTGAGTACGACCATCCTGCACACACATCAGGCGAATTTCGTTTGCCCATGCTGTCCAGTTCGGTTCTTTGGGACGAACCACCTCGCCGTCACATTCGGCGGCCTGCTCGTACAGGGCAATGATTTTTTTCCAGAGCCACTGTGCGCAGGTCAAATCATCCTGCGTTCCCCACTGGCGCTTTTTAGGGCTGAATACAACCGCATCAGGATGGCGAGTTAAAAAATCCTGTTCAGCCGTCTGCGTGTCCGGTTGCGAAGCGTCCGGACGAGAAGGTTTTTTATCTGACGGATCATGTTTTGATTTTACTGACGGATCCCCGCCAGATTCTGACGGGTGAAAACCCGCTTTTTTGCCAGATTTCGACGCATCAAATTTTGACGTGTCAGATTTTGATGCGTCAGATTTTGACGGGTCAGAATCTGACAGTTGAGAAAATGCCGCTGCCTGAAGCTTCGCAACGTTAAGCTGATAAACATTCGACGCATTGCGGTTACCCTGGCGACGCGCCTTACGCGTTAACCAGCCTTCTGCTTCCAGCCGTGCGATAGCCGTTCTGACGGTACTCATCCCCGCGCCAATCTGACGGGCAATGGTTTCAATTGATGGCCAGCACACACCTTCGTCATTACTGAAATCAGCCAGGCGGGCCATAATTGCCACGCTGGATAATTTCATGCCTGATGCAGCGCAACCATCCCATACATAGCCGGTTAATTTAGTGCTCATGACCGACCTCTACTTCCCTGAATTTACGACGAAACTGTTCGAGCGGGCTGAAGCACTCATGCTCATAGCCTTCGCGGAGGTAGATAACCCGTTGTGTTTCCGGCTCCCAACGAATGACTCTGACGGGCACTCCGTAGTGATCTTTGAACCAGCGGTTAACTTGTCGCAAAGGACTGTCTCCTTCTGCCGGTTGAAATCACCCACAGCCCACTCTGCAAAGCTGTGGGTTACAATTTCCCTGTCACCTGGTACATTTACTGCATAGCAATACTCCACCTTCGCTTTTCCACCCGGTACAGGAAGCGCAATCAGTTGCGAGCGACGGTAGTGTGTTGTTAAACTGTTCATGCGTTAGTTTCTCCACAGTCACGACACGCCACGGCGCCCGGAGCTGCACACTCGCGGGCGTCATTACTTTCTGAAATGCAAAAAATTTTGTAGACCAGTGCTGCATGCTCCTGCAGCTTCGAAATTGAGAGGTACAGCTCGTCGTTAATTGCTGTCTTCTCATTCGGTTCCACTACACCGTCTTCAATTGCTGAACGAATCTGTTTTGAATAACTGCCGATCTGTTCAATGACTTCCAGCAGGCGCTGGTTTATATCGGCGTTCTCTACTTCCTCAATTTCAGGAAGCGATACGAACACCCCACCAGCAGACTGTGCGACAGCATCCGCAATGTAGTGAGTGCCAGCCGCGCGCTGTAAAACCATTGCCCATCCCAGCGGGAAAATCTGATCGCCATAGGCACGAAGGCGGTTAAATAATGCGTTCTCTGTTACATCCAGCCAGTCAGCTGCTTCAGCGTAACCACCCGGCAACGCTGCGATAGTTTTTCTGACAGCTTTCACGTACCACTCAGGCTGTTTTTCTACTTTCCAGTGATACTTACCCACGGTTAGCCTCATCGTTCTGTGGTTAAAAATTGAAGGTGTTCTGTTAATCTTTCGGATAGATATCCGGTCTTAAGTCAGATTTCGTAATTGCACCTGACGTGCATTGCTCAAGTTTTTTAGCCAGCACAAAACTGGCTTTTTTATAACCATTGAAAACCAGCCGTAAGTAGCCAGGTGTTGAGCCAACTTTTCCGGCCAACTCGCCCTGCTGTTCTTTGGTTAAAGAGTCCCAATACGCTTTCATACAATATGTACCTCCGGTATACATATTACATGATTGAAATGAACCTTCAAGATACTTGTACCTTATCGGTACAAAGGTTTTAATTTCGTTATGAAAACAATCCATGACATCCGGCGGTCTAACGCCAGAAAACTGAGAGATGGTGTTGGCGGAAATTCATCCTTTGCCACCATGATTGATCGCGAGCCAACCCAAACCAGCAGGTTTATGGGGGATGGCGCTACTAAAAATATCGGTGACAGCATGGCACGGCACATCGAAAAATGTTTCGACCTGCCTGTCGGATGGCTTGATCAAGAACACCAGACAACGAACATCACAAAAAAACCTGATGTTTCAATCACTAACAAACAAATAACGTTAGTCCCTGTCATATCATGGGTACAGGCCGGAGCATGGAAAGAAGTTGGCTATTCTGAGGTTGATTTGAGCACAGCAGAAACGTATCCCTGCCCTGTACCCTGTGGCGAAATGACTTATATCTTGCGGGTGATTGGTGATTCAATGATTGATGAGTACCGCCCTGGAGACATGATTTTTGTTGATCCCGAAGTCCCTGCCTGCCACGGTGACGACGTTATTGCATTGATGCACGATACAGGCGAAACCACCTTCAAGCGATTGATAGAAGATGGAACACAGCGTTATCTCAAAGCATTAAACCCAAACTGGCCTGAGCCTTACATTAAGATTAACGGTAATTGCTCTATAATTGGTACAGTGATTTTCTCGGGAAAACCAAGAAGATACACAATAAAGGCCTAATCAATATTTATGAACCTGCTTCGGCAGGTTTTTTTATACTTGACAATGTACCCATGAGATACATAATGTATCTAAAAGAAACATAACACAGGCAAGATTAAAACAAAATTTGGTTGTAACACGGCGTATGGCACATGCGTCGTTAGCGGTCTGGTGACGTTAAAGGGGACAATCCACTCCTTGCTCGAGCAAACAAACCAGGTAGCCGGAATGTGCAAGTCAATGATGATGCTGATAAGACGCCTAACCAGCGTGGCGATTCGGTTTGACGCCTGGGAAGAGACCAGGGTGCAACGATGAGGGCATTTATGGAACCGCGACAAAGTGTGGTGCCGTAACTGGCTAAGTGCTCTCAGCGTTGTGGTGAATGCGCAGACTAATGCGCGAAAGACATTGCAGCTATTGCGGAAAAGAGCTGTTCGGCGGGGCAATTAAACGCCCGTGAGAGTCTGAAATAACCGCAAGCCGGAGATCAGCACCGGTCACCACAACAGCCACTGCTTTGGCGGTACCAGTTTGTACACTTGCTTCCGGCTGGTACCGCTCTTTTTACAAAACAGAGAAGAGCATCACCGGACGACGGGCTCATAACCCAATCCATCCGGGCGGCTGCCACCGCAGGTGTTCTTCTCTGTTTTGTGGAGAAACTAACCGACCTTGCAGGGTCGATATGATGAGGAGCAGCAAAATGGCTAGCGAACGCAGTACTGATGTGCAGGCATTTATCGGGGAGCTGGACGGCGGCGTATTTGAAACCAAAATCGGCGCAGTTCTCAGTGAAGTCGCTTCCGGTGTGATGAACACGAAAACCAAAGGTAAGGTCTCGCTCAACCTGGAAATCGAACCATTTGATGAGAACCGTGTGAAAATCAAACACAAACTCTCATATGTTCGCCCGACTAACCGCGGGAAAATTTCCGAAGAAGACACCACCGAAACACCGATGTATGTCAATCGCGGTGGTCGCCTGACTATTCTGCAGGAAGACCAGGGACAATTACTGACTCTTGCCGGTGAACCTGACGGAAAACTCCGCGCAGCAGGTCATTAATATCGTTCTTAATTAACTGATTATTTATCTCATCACTGAATATCTTTATATAGTGAGGACTTATTATGTCTCAGAACTTAGACGCAACCGAAATTAATCAAATCCATGCCCTTATTTCTGCTCAGGGTGTTAATGAAATTATCAGTAAGATTGGTGCCGATGCTGTGGCATTGCCTGAGAATTTCCGCATTCATGATCTGGAAAAATTTAATTTAAATCGCTTCCGTTTCCGTGGTGCGCTTTCCACTGCCAGCATCGATGACTTTATCCGTTATTCTAAAGATCTTGCAGATGAAGGCACCCGCTGCTTTATCGATGCTGATAATATGCGAGCCGTCAGTGTGCTTAACCTGGGTACTATTGATGAACCAGGTCACGCAGATAACACCGCCACTCTCAAACTGAAAAAGACAGCACCGTTCTCTGCCCTGTTGTCTGTTAACGGCGAGCGTAACTCCCAGAAGTCACTGGCAGAATGGATTGAAGACTGGGCCGACTACCTTGTGGGCTTTGATGCTAATGGTGACGCCATTCAGGCAACAAAAGCGGCTGCGGCGGTCCGTAAAATCACGATTGAAGCAAACCAGACCGCTGATTTTGAAGACAATGACTTCAGCGGCAAACGCTCTCTGATGGAGTCTGTCGAAGCGAAAACTAAAGACATTATGCCAGTAGCATTTGAGTTTAAATGCGTTCCGTTTGAAGGCCTGAAAGAACGTCCGTTTAAATTACGCCTCAGCATTATCACTGGTGATCGCCCTGTACTGGTTCTGCGCATTATTCAGCTGGAAGCAGTACAGGAAGAAATGGCTAACGAATTTCGTAATCTGCTTGTTGAAAAATTCAAAGACAGCAAAGTAGAAACCTTTATTGGTACTTTCACCGCCTGATTTCATTACTGCAAATGCCCCTGCGGGGGCATTTATAGAAACGTAATTAACTCAATAATCGCCTGATGGCGAGGGTTTTCTTTAACCAAAATTCAGCGCGGTGCAGCGCATATACGTGGAGAACAAAATGTCATTTATTAAAACTTTTTCCGGGAAGCATTTTTATTATGACAGGATAAATAAAGACGACATCGATATTAACGATATCGCGGTTTCCCTTTCAAATATCTGTCGCTTTGCCGGTCATCTTTCGCACTTCTACAGCGTCGCCCAACATGCGGTTCTTTGCAGCCAGTTGGTGCCGCAGGAATTTGCTTTTGAAGCGTTAATGCATGATGCAACAGAAGCGTATTGCCAGGACATTCCCGCACCACTGAAACGCCTTCTTCCTGACTATAAACAAATGGAAGAAAAAATAGACGCCGTAATCCGTGAGAAATACGGGTTACCCCCAGTTATGAGTACGCCCGTGAAATATGCCGATCTCATCATGCTGGCAACCGAACGCCGCGATCTCGGGCTTGATGATGGCTCTTTCTGGCCTGTACTGGAAGGTATCCCGGCAACAGAGATGTTCAACGTGATTCCACTGGCACCGGGCCATGCCTACGGGATGTTTATGGAACGCTTTAACGAGTTATCGGAGTTACGCAAATGCGCATGAATGTTTTCGAAATGGAAGGGTTTCTTCGTGGGAGATGTGTACCGCGAGATCTGAAAGTAAATGAAACAGATGCTGAATACCTGGTGCGTAAATTCGATGCGCTTGAAGCTAAATGTGCAGCACAGGAAAACAAAGTAATACCAGTGTCAACTGAACTGCCACCAGCAAATGAAAGTGTTTTGTTATTCGATGCTAACGGAGAAGGCTGGCTAATTGGTTGGCGTTCTCTCTGGTACACCTGGGGACAAAAAGAAACCGGAGAATGGCAGTGGACATTTCAGGTTGGGGACCTTGAAAACGTCAATATCACTCACTGGGCAGTAATGCCAAAAGCACCGGAGGCTGGAGCATAATGACCACTTTTACCGACAAAGAACTGATTAAAGAAATTAAAGAGCGTATCAGCAGCCTTGACGTGCGAGACGATATTGAGCGCCGTGCTTATGAAATCGCACTCCTATCTCTGGAAGTAGAACCAGATGAACGCGAAGCTTATGAATTATTCATGGAAAAGCGTTTCGGTGACTTAGTAGATCGTCGGAGAGCAAAAAACGGCGATAACGAATACATGGCATGGGATATGACTCTCGGTTGGATCGTCTGGCAGCAACGAGCTGGTATCCATTTTTCAACAATGTCACAGCAAGAGGTGAAATAATGGAGCCATACAGCCTCACACTCGATGAGGCCTGTCATTTTCTCAAGATATCCAGACCGACTGCCATTAACTGGATACGCACAGGGCGTCTTCAGGCAACACGCAAAGATCCCACTAAGAATAAATCTCCTTACCTCACAACACGACAAGCCTGCATTGCGGCTCTTCAGTCTCCGCTGCATACTGTCCAGGTGAGCGCGGGTGATGGCATAACAGAGGAAAGAAAATGTCACTCTTCCGCAGAGGTGAAATATGGTACGCCAGTTTCACATTGCCGAACGGTAAAAGATTTAAACAGTCTCTTGGAACAAAGGACAAAAGGCAGGCGACAGAACTCCATGACAAGCTAAAGGCTGAAGCATGGCGGGTCAGCAAACTTGGTGAAATACCTGATATAACGTTCGAGGAAGCGTGTGTCAGGTGGCTTGAAGAGAAAGCACATAAAAAATCACTGGACGATGACAAAAGCCGGATCGGATTCTGGCTTCAACATTTCGCAGGAATGCAACTAAGAGACATTACTGAATCAAAAATTTATTCAGCAATGCAGAAAATGACGAACCGGCGTCATGAGGAAAACTGGAGACTCAGGGCAGAAGCATGCAGAAAAAAAGGGAAACCTGTTCCAGAATACACGCCAAAACCAGCGTCCGTTGCAACGAAGGCTACGCATCTTTCATTTATAAAGGCCCTACTAAGAGCCGCAGAGCGTGAATGGAAAATGCTGGATAAGGCACCAATTATTAAAGTGCCTCAACCAAAGAATAAACGGATCCGCTGGCTGGAGCCCCATGAAGCACAAAGGCTGATTGATGAATGTCCGGAGCCATTAAAGTCTGTTGTTGAATTTGCACTGGCAACAGGCTTAAGACGCTCGAACATCATCAACCTTGAATGGCAACAAATAGACATGCAGCGCCGGGTGGCATGGATAAACCCGGAAGAGAGTAAATCAAACCGCGCAATTGGCGTTGCGCTGAATGATACTGCATGTCGCGTTTTGAAAAAACAAATCGGGAATCATCACCGTTGGGTATTTGTGTACAAGGAAAGCTGTACCAAACCAGACGGAACGAAAGCGCCAACAGTAAGGAAGATGCGGTATGACGCAAACACAGCCTGGAAAGCGGCGCTGAGACGGGCTGGTATTGATGATTTCAGATTTCACGACTTGAGACACACCTGGGCAAGTTGGCTGGTTCAAGCCGGAGTCCCGTTGTCAGTGTTACAGGAAATGGGAGGCTGGGAGTCTATCGAAATGGTTCGTCGATATGCTCACCTTGCACCTAATCACCTTACCGAACACGCACGGCAAATAGACTCGATCCTGAACCCATCGGTCCCAAATTTGTCCCAGTCAAAAAATAAGGAAGGTACTAATGATGTGTAACTTATTGATTTTAATGGTGCCGATAATAGGAGTCGAACCTACGACCTTCGCATTACGAATGCGCTGCTCTACCAACTGAGCTATATCGGCCCTGAAAGGACATGTTCACGAACGTGAATCACGGTGGACAAGGTTAAAACTAACCGGGCGATGCGTCAATGGCCTTGTGAATCAAATGGCTACTTTTGCATCACCCGGTTTTATTTACGCACGAATGGTGTAATCACCAATGCCGATCCACTTGTAAGTGGTCAGTGCTTCCAGCCCCATTGGGCCACGCGCGTGGAGTTTTTGTGTGCTTACCGCCACTTCCGCACCCAGACCAAACTGGCCGCCGTCGGTAAAACGCGTAGAGGCGTTAACGTAAACAGCGGACGAATCCACTTCGTTAACAAAACGCTGGGCGTTGCGCATATCGCGGGTCAGGATCGCATCGGAGTGTTGTGTGCCGTGTTCACGAATATGGGCGATGGCATCGTCAAGATCGCTGACGATTTTGACGTTCAAATCTAATGACAGAAACTCATCGTCATACTCTTCGGCTTTAACAGCAACCACCTTCGCAGGGCCTGCCTGCAACTGCGCCAGTGCAGCTGCATCTGCGTGTAATGTCACGCCGCTTTCCGCCATTTGTTTGCTTAATGCGGGCAGGAAGCTATCGGCGATGTTTTTATTCACCAGCAACGTTTCAACCGTATTACATGTGCTCGGACGCTGAGTTTTCGCGTTGACGATCACTTTTAATGCTTCAGCGATCTCTACACTTTCATCAACGTAAATATGGCATACGCCTATACCACCTGTGATCACCGGGATTGTCGACTGTTCACGGCACAGTTTATGCAAACCAGCGCCACCACGCGGGATCAGCATGTCGATGTATTTATCCATACGCAGCATTTCACTGACCAGCGCACGGTCAGGATTATCAATCGCCTGCACGGCACCCGCCGGTAAGCCGCAGGATTTCAGGGCGTCCTGAATCACCGCCACCGTTGCAGCGTTAGTGCGACACGTTTCTTTGCCACCGCGCAGGATCACCGCATTACCGGTTTTCAGGCACAGCGAAGCGACATCAACCGTCACGTTCGGGCGCGCTTCATAAATCACGCCAATAACCCCCAGCGGTACGCGACGACGCTCAAGACGCAGGCCGCTGTCCAGTACGCTGCCATCGATTACCTGCCCCACCGGATCGGCGAGGTTACACACCTGGCGCACATCATCGGCAATGCCTTTCAGCCGTGCGGGCGTCAGTGCCAGACGGTCAAGCATCGCTTCGCCAAGGCCATTGGCACGCGCGTCAGCAACATCCTGGGCGTTAGCGTTGAGGATGATTTCGCTTTGTGCTTCCAGTTCATCGGCGATTTTTTCCAGCACGCGATTTTTTTCGCGGCTGGAGAGTTGCGCTAATTTATACGAGGCTTGCTTCGCGGCAATGCCCATTTGTTCCAGCAT